TACCAACTGAGCTACTCAAGCAATAAACTGGTGGAGCGAATAGGAATCGAACCTACGACCTACTGGATGCAAACCAGTCGCTCTCCCTACTGAGCTACCGCCCCAAAATCTTTTCATAACATTTTTCACAAAATTCAGGATCAACTGTTAGTAATTGATCTTTTGTCATACTTGGTCTACCTGCTAGATTAGTTGCAACATAAAGTTGAACGTCTTCTTCAATATAGACACCACATTTGGAACATTTACCTGGTCCAAACATTTTTTTAAATTCAACTGACATCTTCGTAAACTACGTCCATGAGTTCTTCAAACATTGTCCTAAAGTTTTCTTTAGATATAAAACTAGCATCATGTTTAATCTGATTCTTTCTATAAACATCATACGCTTTATCTAATTGACTTTCTAAATATAAAATCATAATTCAAAATCTGGCGGGATGGAGTCGCTGTCAATACTACAAGAGTAAGGTATAAAAATGTGCTCTTTGTATATGGTCGTACTCCTGTCCCTGCCCGAGAGTCAAGCTCCCCTATTGTTCTCTGTATTTTCGAATTGCTTCAAAAATAATATAACCTAATAACACCCATAATCCTATATTGAATAATAACTCAATAGAATTTACAGGTAACCAAAATAAATTGTATAAAAATTCCATTACCATTTCTCCTTGCCAACTATCTTACCTTGTTCATAATCCATATAACTACTTTGTGTTTCAAAGTTAGTCGGATTATGATCTGTACCGACGTAAGTAAATTTTGAATATGATGTTGAAGGATTGATATGATCAAATTCTCTCTCACATTCACAATCATGTTTAACACTATACTTACCGATATCTAAATTAGTACCATAGATCAACTCACCGTTGTCCATTTTCATGTAGAGCATGTCTGATATACTAGGCATCTATATTATCCTCTCAAGTATAAAAACTAATGGAATGAATACATACAATCCTAATAGTAATCTTTCAGCTCTTTTAAATTGTTTTTCTGTAGGCATTATATACCACCTCTAGTGTAAGCTCTAAGTAATTCTTCACCTGTAATAGCTTCACCCATCATAATTTTTTTCTTAGATTTTATAATTGTTCTTTCTATTCTACCATCATTATATGATACATCTATGACTGGTCCATTATCTGTGTCTTCTGGTCTATCGTCATACCACATAGACTTTAGTTGGTGAGAATGTACTGTTTTAACACCATTCGCCCACTTCTCAGCTTCTAATCTTAATCTTTGTCTTTCGACTCTATCTTCATATTGTCCCATACTAGTATTTATCTCCCACAAAAGTCGCGATGATAGTAAAAATCCCTACCCCTTTCGAGGTAGGAATCGAGGTAAAACCTTTAAAATATATTTTCATCACTATCCGGATCTTCGTAATCTGACTGAGCTTGTTGTTCAGCTTCATGTTGTTTTTGTAACTCAGCTATTTGTTCTTCATAAGAAGGACCTTCTTCTTCGACTTGTGCATCAGCATCCACTTTAGTATAAAGGTCTATGAATGTTGATTTAGTTTCAGAATCAAATCTTGAAACACACATTTCTATTGATTTCAATTTATTCTCAAACATTTTGAAAGCTTCTGTAATAGCAACTAGTCTTCTAGTTGAAATCAGTTCATCAATAGCACCTTCGTAAAAACTTTTTCTGATTACATCAGCCCAAGTCACTAAGTTAGTAGCGAACTCCTCAGTATCGTTCAATTCAAGTTTCTCAAACTGTTTAACGAGAATTTTTTTCTCGATAGCGTTTGAAGGATATTCTTGTTCTAAAGTAACTTTGAACCTTTCCAAGAAAGCTTCATTCAGAACATTAGTTCCAATAAATCTTCCATCATCTGAACCTTTACCTTTAGTATTCGCTGTCGCGATAACAGTAAATCCTTGTTCAGGATAAATAAACTCACCTGTCTTTTTGTTAAGATAAGGTTTACCTTCAAGTATTGATTGAAGACACATAATTTTGTTTGACGCTAAATCAATTTCGTCAATCAGAAGAACAGCACCTTTTCTCATAGCTTTGAGAACTGGACCTTCTCTGAAAACAATGTTTCCATCAACTAAAGTATTTGAACCGATCAAATCATCTTCATCAGTTTCTACTGTAACATTGACTCTATAACACTCTCTTTTGAGTTGAGCACATACTTGTTCAACCATCATTGTTTTACCATTACCTGATAATCCTGTAATGAAGACTGGAAAAAATATTCCTGAACTAATCATTGTTTTTAAATCTTTGAAATGTCCAAATTGAACATACTCAGCGACCTTCTCAGGAACTACTATAATATCATTAATGATACTCGGAGCTCCTACAGTTGTAACTGGTAGATCAACTACATTATTTTGAACAGCGATACCCGCCATTTCAAGTGAATAAGTCCCATGACCTACTCTGTAATCTTTTTTCGTCAACCAAGACGGAAAAGGACACCCTGTTTCTTTTACCACATTTTTAATCTGTGATGTTGAAAACTCGGACTGACCTGGATATACCTCACCAGCCGCGTTTATAAATTTTTCATGTTGTGCCGTCACTTTAATCATAATATTTTTTACCTCTTTCTTATTAATCATTTCAAACTATATACATAGTATAACAAAAGTGTACCTGCGGTTTCAAGTTTTTTATCATACTGCCATTTGTGAAACAAACTGATTTAGTATAACCCTCTGTTTCATTTTACTATTCCCTGCTTTAACAAGAGCTCTTTTTAAAGTCCCTTTGTTAGCTCCTTCGTCTATTGATTTTACATTGAGTTCATCTTCATTGTAATTCAATTTTAATTTCTTTTGATTGATTAGAATCGCTAAGTCATAAGCACCATCTGTAAATGATGTTGAAAGATTGTTGTATGCTGTTCTATGTTTATCGTAATCTTCACCATACGGATCAACTTGAGTACCACAGAAGTTTTGACCTTCCCAAATAATACTAGTACCTTTACATTGAGTTATGTAGAACCCGATAGTTCTAACACCAACTGTTTCTTGAATCCAACCTAAAAGTTGATGAGTCGCTCTATAACTATTTCTATTACTCATTTTGAAAACTCTATTAATTTGTCTATCGACAATATGAGCGTTACCTGTCATACAACCATGTGAGGATCCATCAGTCAATGTAATTAGACTAACAATATCTAAATTGTGATTAGATTTAAAATCTTTTAGATAATCTCTCATTAGAACTAAAGAATGATCAAGTGGTGTACCGCTCAAATTTAATTGCATTGGTGTGTAAAAGTCTATATCAAACCCAGCGTCTTCATCATAATAACTCCATCTACTCTCAATAGAATCAGCTAGTTGAAACCAATTTTCCATCGCTCTTTGAAATTCTGATTTATTCATTTGATCAGTATAAACTTCTAGTAAACTAACATTTCCAAGTGATATTGAATTCTCAACTGATTTTCCAAAAAGTCTCTCATTTCTGTAATCTTTGATATCTTCTTCAATTTTTCTGTATTCGTCTGAACCATACTCAGCATCTGTCCAAGCTTTTTGAAGAGATTCTGGAAGATCATTATTTCTACTATAACCATCTGAGAAAGCATACAATCTGAAAGGTATTGAAAGTCTTCTACAAAACATTGAAAGTAAAGTAGCTTGTTCTACTGTCGCTTTGACTGATCCTGACATTGAACCCGACCAATCAAGTAACATAACAACACCATGATTTTTACCTTCAGGAGTTACTTGAATTCTATTGAAGATATCATCTTTTAATTTATAGAAATGAAGTTTATCCATATTCAGTTCACCTGATTTAGAAGACCAACTTCTTTTGTAATCAGCGGCCGCTTTCTTCATTTCGAATTCTTTAACCATATAGTTGATGATCTTTTTATTTGATTCTTGAAATTCTTTTACAGAAGGTCTAACTAGTTCTCTATCAAAAGTACCTCTGTCTGTAGAAGACATAATAGAATCAATTTTTTTGTGATCTACAATGTAATTTTCATATTTCATTTTAGTAGGAATTTCATAGTACTTAGGTTCTCCACTATAACTATTTACATCATCTTCATAAAGGTCTGATTCTTTTTCTCTGAATGATTCATCAGTTTCAGATTTATTCATTTGATCTTCTAATTTTTCTTCTAGAGATTTTCCAGGATTTTTCTTGTCATTTTTTGTCTCTGACTGACCTTGTGTTTCTTCTTCGTCTTCTACATCACCTTCTGAACCATCAGTAGAATTAGAATTTTCATCTGAATCCTTTGAATCATCAGTATCAGCTTTCGCGTCAGAACCATCTTGATCTGAATCTTCTTCATTTGAATCATCAGCTTCGACTGTCATTGAATCACCTGATTCTTGTTCTTCTTCGTCTTCTTCGATTCCTAAATCTTCCATCATGTCTAAGACTTGTTGATCAGTCATAGATTCTAATTCTTCTTCTGTGATTTCTTTTTGTCTTTCAAACAATTCAAGAGCTAACTCTGTAACTTCTTCGAAAGTTTCTAATTTATTACATCTATCAATGTAAGGTTGTTCTTCATCATTGAATTCAATTTGTGTTACTGAACCTATTATGAAATAAAGATTAATTCTATCGATAAAATTCATTGAATGAATATCTTTACCTCTAATTCCAAAGAAATCTTTATTAGCCAATTCTTTATAACCCGCGTAGAATGATTTTCTCAAACCCGGATATTTTGATTTAATAGCTTTCTCGATTCTTACATCTTCGATAACATTTAAGTATCCTTTAAACATCATACCTTTATCAGAAACAGCACCGTGCCATCCTTCTAGAGGAGTATTCAAAGCATGTCCTACTTCATGACCCATAAAAAGATCAGTAAGTTGAGGACTCATATCACCTTTAAGTATCGGACAACATAGTGTTCTTGATTTGATATCAAAGTAAGCTGTCGGAACTTTTTTATGAATAACAGTAATATTTTCAGTAGCCATTAACTTGGCTAGAATGTCTTTATTTGTATTTTGAATTTCGATCATGTTTATATTATATCAAAAGTGTACCCGCGGTTACAAGTATTAATGAAATATCCTCGATACACCATTAATTACAATAGTATCAATATGAACTTCTCCACGAATATCCATGAAACCACGACTTATAAGAGAATCACACATCTTATTCCATGAATCATTTATAGTAACTCGATTGTTATCAGTAGCTAATTTAGCTTCTGTATCTGTTAATGGAATTGTAATAACACCAACATCTTCTAAACCAACGAATCTACCCGATATTGAATTTTTTGACATAATTTACCTCTTTATTTTTAGATTATGTACATATTATATCAAAAGTGTACCTGCGGTTACAAGTTTATTTACATAAATTCAAACCAAGATGTGATGATATATTTTGTAGTCTTAGATTTTAGACCACAATGATAAAACGGAAGGCCTGCTGGCCAGATGGCTACATAACCTGTTGTAGGAGATAAAGCTGTACCCGCCATCGGAAATACTGTTTCTCCATCTTCTACATCATTTAGATAAACAATAACAGCTAGATACTTTTTATAATGTTCTTGACCTGATTCTATATGAACAGCAGGATATCCTTTATCTTCTGGTGAATACTTCTGTATTTGTAAAGATCGAAACCCTGTATTATGTATCTCTGTTAATGGTCTATCAAAAGGTTTATAATCATTATGACATAATGAATGTAGATGTTCTTCATATTCAATACCTAATGGATATAGATTTTCAAATAGATGATTTTTATAGTCTAAAGCGTCAGGTCTTGGATCACCGATTAACTGCATCTGATCAGCTTGTTTTCTATGATCATCTGTTCTGTAATGTAAACTATTTTCGAAATATGTTATTAAATCTTCACACCAATCACTTGAGAATACTTTCTTACTGTAGATACAATCTGATAAAGATGAACTATTACTAGCTTTTAGTGTGTAGTGTAAGTTCATTATAAAGCGAATCTAGCTTTAAACTTTTCTTTACCTCGACTTCTCATCTTCTGTATCTTCTTGGCTTTTTCAAAAGCTCTCATTCTAGACAATTTACCAACTCTGTCAATCATTAAGATCCCGTCTAAATGATCTAATTCATGTTGAAATACTCGACCAGTTAAACCATCGGCTAGTTGACCTTCTTCTTCTTGTAATTCATTTAAATATTGTATAGCTACATGAGAAGGTCGTACAACTCTAACAAAAACATCAGGTAGTGATAAACAACCTTCTTCCATTGTATTCATTTCTGGTGAAAAATCTTTTATTACCGGATTAAAACAAACTACAGAGGTAGCTTTAGTTTCACCTCTCATAGCGAATACTCTTGTCTTATAACCTATCTGATTAGCTGATACACCCAATCCAGAATTCAAGAACATAGCTTCTATTAATTCTTTCTTCAATTCTAAAGGGTCTACAATCGGATTTTCGAAATCAAATTCTGGACATTTTTCTCTTAATTCTTTATCTGTTTTTACTATCATTTTATCTTACTAAAATTATTGGTTTTTTCAAACTCAATTATGTTATTAAATTTCTCATTCATTGATTCACCTTTATGTGATATAATAAATGTATTTGTATTATCATCTAGTGTATGAAGTATTTTTAAGAATTCGTCTGTACCACCTTCATCAAGTGAACTATCAAAAACTTCATCAAGAATCAATAAATTTGTATTTACTGAATTCTTTAACTTCGCTATAGCTCTCCATGTGAATAACAATGATAAATCAATTCTCATTTTCTCACCTTCACTAAATGATGAATAAGAAAAATTATCTCTATATCTAGATTTAATTTCTTCGTTAAATTCTTCATCAAGTTCAAACTGTACAAAAAACTCCATACTCGCTAAATACTTGTTGATCAACTTGTTCATGATCGGTAAGTACTGTCTTATAATCTTTGTTTTAATACCACTATCTCTCAATAGTAATTCAGCTAAATCATGATAATGTTTACTATCTGATATATCAGCGTCCATACCTTGTAGTACATCTAAAGCTTTACGATATTTATCTAATTTCTCTCTATCGTCTTCGGTATGTTCTTGTTGTACAAGTTCATCAATTTGTTTTTGAACTTTATTATTATATTGTTCATTAGTAGAAATTAGATTCTGTTCTTTCTGTATGTCAGACTGTTTAGCAAATATTTCTGCTTGTACTTTAGAGATTTCTTCAAGTCTACTATTAATTTCTTCTATTGTTTTACTTCTTTCATCAAGTTTTACATCAAGGTCTTTTAGACTTTCTGTAGTATCTGTACATATGTGTTCTTTATGATCTGATTCTATATCTTGTTTACAAGTAGGACATTCATCATTATCTTCATAGAACTTCAACTCTTTGATAAACTTCTTTCTTTCTGATTCGAATTGTCTTTCATCACTCAAAGTCTGTTGAAGTTTTTCTCTTATTTCTTTTTCATCATTAATAGTGTCTTGAAGTTTTTCTACAGCTGTCATTTCAAAACTAATAGTTGCTCTATGATCAAAAATTTGTTTATCGTGTTCTATGATATCTTTAGAAAGTTTATCGATCATTTCATCACGATTTTCTTCTAATCTTTTCATAGCTTCTTCTTGACCTTGAATCTTAGCTTCACCGATCTTGATATTATTTCTTATCTCTTTTTGATCATTAATCAATGTAGATAATCTTTGTCTTAAACAATCTTTCATTACAGAAAATATTTGAATATCAAGTATGTCTTCTATAATTGCTCGTCTTTCAGGTGTATTCAATTGCATGAAAGGTGTGAATGTAGAACTTCCTAAGACAACAACTTGAGTAAATGACTTGTAGTTCAATTTAAGTATTTGTTGTTCTAATATAGCTTGATAATCTCTTACTGACGCGTCTTGATGCATAAGTTTACCGTCACGATATATTTCAAACTTATTCGGTTTGATACTTCTCATGATACGATATCTATTTCTACCGATCTGAAATTCTACTTCTACTACTAATTGTTTCTGATTAATAGAGTTAACTAAAGCTGTCTTTGGTATTTTTCTAAACGCTCTACCGAATAGAGCGAAAGTCAAAGCGTCTAATAGTGTAGATTTACCTGAACCGTTTGCACCGATAATAAGTGATGTCTTTTTTCTAGATAAGTCTATCTCTGTAAATTCATTACCTGTAGATAGAAAATTTTTATATCTTACTTTATGAAATTTTATCATACATTATTTAACTAACTTTGGACCTGGAGGTGTAATTATAGAACTGAACGCTTCTTGATATTGATTAAGTAATTTTTGTTCAGGATCTACTGTCCATACAATATTATCAGGATTAAGTGAAATATTACCTTCTCCGAGAATGTTGTAAGGAAACAAATTTACTTTAGGTCCTTGTCCTTCAACTGCTTGTTGGTGAATGAAAAGAGGATTCTCCATTTCATTATTTTTATTGATATCGGCGATTAACATTTCACCTGTTACTAATTGTATTATTTTTATCATACTAAAATATCTAAACTTTCGGTGTATAATGATCTCATTAAACTATCAAGTTTAGCTTTATCTCCATCTATATTTAAACTGTCAATGTGTTTTGTCAAAATTGTTAATGTATCTTCGGCATCACCGACTAACTCGTCTTCGTTTAGAACATCTAAGTTACTATGATCTTCTACAACTTTTAAGTCAGCTGGGTTCGCTTTGATAAGTTCTTCAACAAACACATCAAACCAGTAAGGTTCATTTTTATTCGTAACAATAACCTTCACGAATGTATTTTCTAATTGACTAAAATCTTTCTTTTTAATAGTCATTAGTGTTTCATCTGTATCATCATAAAATACTTTATGAAACATTTTAAGAGAGTTTTTAACCATCTCTACTTCTCTTGTCTCTGTATCAAAGACATGAAAGAATTTGTCGTCACCAAAGTCATTCCATGTGAATTCCATTTGTGATCCTAAATATCTAATATTACCTAATTGTGATTTATGATGAAAATGACCTGAGAAAACTTGTTCGAATCTTTCGAACCATGAAGCGGGAGTACCACCACCATGAAAATGTCCAGGTCCTACCATACCACCATTTACTTCTAAATGTGACATAACAAAAGGTGCTGATGTTAATTGTAAAAATTCTTCTACTTCTTCTTCATTTTCTGAATTAATCCAAGGTAACAACGCGATCTCTAAACCGTCATAATCTTTTGTTATCGGATCTTTGTATACATTTACATTGTCAAAATTAAGAAGATAGTCAGGACTATTCAATTCATTTGTTGATTTAAAATAGATATCATGATTACCAACAATTAAGTCCATAGTAATCCCTCTATCTTTCATAGGTTCTATGAAATGTTCATAGTTCTTATGTAATGAATAGAAATTCACATCTCGTCTACGATCAAAGTAATCTCCTAGATGTATAATTTTTTTGATGTTGTGTTTATCTAAGTACGGAAAGAAGACATCTTTATAGAATCTTCCTTGGTACTCTGCAAACATTTGATTGTTATTACGAACTCCACAATGAGTATCGTTTAGCAAAGCTATTTTCATAATGTATTACTTGTCTTTTTTCTTAGACCCACGAGGTTTATAATTTATCGGATTCATATTCTCTTGTAAATAATCAACATACGAATTAGTCATACCCTGAGTATTTCCATCCATCGTATCTAAAGTATCAAACAAGACCCCAGCTTGTTCTATACTTCTTTGTTTGATCGCTGCTTGTTTCTTTTCTTTATGTATTCTTCTAAGAAACGCGAAATATATGATTTGTGTAACATAAGCAAAAGCATTAGATGATTTTTCTTCTTTAAAGTTCTCAATATACTGTAGACAATTTTCAATACCATCACATATCATTTCATCTCTATACGAATAGTTTATGAAATTGGGTTTAGTTGAAAGTCTAGTAGCTATCTTATAGATACATTCACCAATATATTCTGTAACTCTAGGTTTCTCTATATCATTTTCAATAGCGTCTCTACATGCCATATTATGAGCTATAATCGCGGCAGTAAATTCTTTATTGTTTACATAGTGAACTGAAGCTTTAGTCTGTCTTTTTTCTCTAGTCATATATCTATTATACTTGCTTTCGCTGTCTTGTCAAGGTGTTATCTCTAGTTCTGATGTAGTTTCTATAACTACTCTGGCACCACATGGTAAGATAGGTTTATCACTACCTCCATATCGCACTGTACTCTCACCTAGAATTTTAACTTCATGACAATAAGTATTACTACTCCCTTGTTTGATTGTTATTACTGGTTCATTCGTTCCATGTTTCAAATTAGCTTTGATTTTATGTTGATTTACATGGATAAACTTTTTTTTACTTTTTTTCATATTTTTACTTGACCGATTCGCGTTTACATGAGAAAATAAGATGTAGTCGGTGAAAAGGATAGTATACTATATAAAGAGATTAATGAATTATGTCCTTTTTAGTTGGTAACTCTAAATATTCATCTTCATATTCATCATAATCTTCAAATATGTTCTCGAAATCTCTTTCCATTTTATCTTCTATCAGTTTTTTTATAATACCTTTTTTATGTTTATCTTCTTGAATCTGACTTCTTATTTCAAGTTTGTCGTTTTCTCTTACATCTAACCAAGTTGTACAAGCTTCGTCATAAAAATCAATATACTGATCAGAAATTGATGATCTAGCTTGTATTGTGTCTGTTTCTACTGAAATAGTATCATCTAGTGTAAACGGTATCATCGGACCGAGATGCATAACGATACCTGGACCTACACCTGAGGGCTTACAATGAATATTCATTGGTAGATGTAATAGTAACTTACTACTAACATCACTTTCACTTACCATAGCAAACACTTCATTACCATCTTTAAATCTAATGTATTCATATTTTGTATTATTTCGGTCTATCATTTTCGGGTATCCTTACTGAATGAATTTCATAATCAAAGTTTTCTGTACTATAGATATTTATTCTTTCTGAAAAGTGGTTTAATGTGTAATTCATGTTTTTCTTCCATGAAAGATCATCAGCTATATCATACAAATCTACTTCTGTTTTATCAGCTGATTTTCTCAATCCTCTACCGATACTCTGTAAGTTTCTTATTCTAGACTTACTTGGTGAAGCAAAAATGATGTTGTGTAATCGTTTGATATTGATACCCGTACTAAATGTACCAAACGACGCGACAATTACAGCATCTTTCTCTTTTTCCACTATTTCACGAACTTTTTCTCTATCTATAGCATCTGTTCCTCCGAACACAAAAAAAGTTTTTCGTTTTAGTTTTTCTATTTCTTCATATAAAGGTCTACCATGTTTTTCAACAAATTGAAATAACACTAATGTATTACCTTTCATATCTTTTACTAGATTGTTAATAAAGTTATTTCTTGTTTCATTTCTTACAATCCAATCCATTTCTTCTTGATAATTCATCTTACTAACAAGTTTTCTTTCATTATCAGAATATGCTAACACTAAACATTTAATCTTTAGATTAGCTAGTGTACCTTCATCCATTAGTTCTTTTGATGTTGTTACAAAGTAAGCCGGACCGAACATACCTTCTAATTGTAGTTTATGTGTCTTTGTCTCTTGTAATGTACCTGTTGTTCCGATCTTATACTTTACTTCTGTAAGTGATTCCATAATCTTACTTAATGACTTAGCAGCAAATAGATGAGCTTCATCTCCGATAACCATACCAAATTCATTACCGAATCCTTTAGGCATTCTCATCATTGACTGCCATGTAGTAACGACAATCGGTGCATCTGCACCTTTATCACCACCATATATTTTAGCTATGTCACCTTTGAATCCGTAGTCTTGAAAATCTTTTGTCATTTGTTCTACTAGAGAGGTTGTCGGTACTATCACTAATGCCTTTTTATTTTTCTTTAAAAAGTTGTACCGAATAAGACTGTATATCATTAATGATTTACCTGAAGCTGTCGGAGACACTAATATACACTTCTGATTATGGGCGGCAAACGCTACAGCATCTTTTTGATAATCTCTGAGTTCTAATGGAATGTCTTTTACAATTTCTTGAAATCTATCTATTGTAAATATATCTGTATCTTTCTCATATCCTTCTATAGCATAGTTTCTCTCATCACAAAATTCTTTGAGATAATCGTATAATCCTAGATAGATTTTATTTGTATTGAGATTGAAAAGACGAATATATCCGTCCCAAAATCTTCTTCTTACAGCCGGTATGAACTCAGCTCCTGGAACTTTGAATTTAAAAAATTCTGAAAGTTCTTTTCGAATTGAATCTTCTGTCGATACTGTAAGATATACTTCGTCTGTTTTGGCTACTATGAGCCTGCCATGAACTTCCGCCATTCTATAATATTCTTTATCGTTTGATGTCTCCAAGTTATTTGAGAGACAATATCAGTTAATACATCTACTGTAACTCTGAGATATTCAAGTTTATCATTTAAATCTTGTATATCTTTATCAGCTCCTGTAAATTTATCATAATCTGATTTTAGAACTGTCAATCCATTGAACGGATCATAGTCCCAATTATGTTCTTTGATTTCGTCATGTGACATTTTACCACCATACCATAACCATTTATCTTTATTAAGTTCTTTCATTTGTCGTTCATAACGAACAACTTCTAACTTCTTTTCAGATAAAAGTTCAGTATATTTGGCGTGTAGTCTCGGTACTTCTAGTGAAGAAGCGTCAAGTTCGATATCATCTATCTTACAATCGTCTTTCCACATATCTTGTATGTTTTTTAAATTCATAATGTATATAATATATAGTGTACTTTTAAGTACTTGTTTTTACTTTAAATAAAGTGTATTTCAATGTTAGATCACAGGTCGCGTATTCGACTCCAGCTGTGTCAATGTTAAATTCAACACTACCTAGACTTGTAGGAAAACAGTCTTCGAATTGAAACTCAATATTAGCGTTGTTCGCTGAGGTGTTTACAATCAACATAGCGTCAGAATACATATTCTCAAATTTAGATGAACTAACACCACCTGATGGAGTTTTCTTACCTTCAACTAATCCGACAAAATCGTCTGAATCATAACCAGGTCCTAATGCCATCATCCAATTATATATCTCTTGATAGTTCGTCATATCTTCATCAACAACAAACTTTAGATTCAAAGGATCGAATGTAATTTTATCACCTGGTAAACTAGATTCAATAGCTAAAGTTGTAGCCATAGTAGTTTCACTCATTATAATATTAGGTAGTGTGACTGCTGTACAAAAATATCTAGTCTTAGGTAACTTGTTAATCGATAAATCAAAATTAACAGGCGATAAGTAGTTTAGATTTGTAGGTTGATCAGATTGCCAATTAGCCTTTGCCATGATTTTTTATCCCGAATACATAATTGTCTGCAGCGTCTTCAGCATAAGATTCACTATGTCCTTTCAGTAATTCATCTTCTTGCCATATTTGGTTTTCCCACATTCGAATACCATATACTCCATTTTTAATACCGACTTCTGCTTTTCTGTTTTCATTTATAAATGTATGAATTATATCATCAAATTGTATCATTTCTTCCTCAGATTCTTCTCCTAGACCATACCAGTTCCAACGACCGTCTTCTATAATATCGGAGATATTTTTTTCTTTCACATCTATATTTATAACAGTAAAGTGATTAACATAAAAAAAGAGCCCCGAAGGGCTCTCTGAAATCGATTATGATTTAGATTCTTACTTATAGAAGATTCAATACTTCGAATGATCTGTAGTAAGAGTTAGTTGAAGTTGCTGCCAATCCAGAAGAAGGAGTCGCTCCTACGAATGGGTTTGAAACCATGCCGTAACGAGTTTTGAATCCGATTTTTGGTTGGAAAGTATCTTCACCAACTGCACGAACCATCTGCAATGGAACGTAAGGACAATAGAATACACCAGCGTCAAAAGGATTAGTTCCTCTGTAGCCAACTGTACAATATCCTTCACCAGCAGTTACACCAGTAGGTCTTTGAGACACACTTGCGTAATATGGATCGATATACACTTTGATAGAACCATTTAAGACTCCAGCGAAAGTGTTTCCAGTGTCATCAACATTTAAACTTGTTGATAATGCTGGAGCGTAATC